TTGTGATGTACTTGTTATGTTTATTCGCAAAGTAAGTTATGAAAAACTTATTTGGAATGTCTGTTATTGTATCTTCTGTTAGTTTCATATTTTCCTTTCTTTGTTATGTATGGGATTTTATATTAAATCCCATACATTGTCAACTTTTAATTTACACTTTCAGCATTATTTTTTTCGTATAATAACCTCGCTTTTATCTTATCTTCTCTTGATACATTTTTGTTTTTCATACCCTTAATTCTTTCAGCAAGATTTTTAGGATTATAAATAACAAGACCTGTGCTATTAGTTCTAATAATTTCTGCTTCAGAAAGATTAAGACCTAACTCATTCGCTAGTTCAATTGCCTCATCAAGATATTTATAACCTTTTAATCCAATCTTGATTTCTTTCATTTGTTCCAAAACAGATTTTATCCATTTGTAATGTGCCATAACAAATTGCGACTTTGCCTGTTTCCATTGAATTAAAAAATTAAATTCTAATTCTGAACAAGCAATAGACCTATCTCGACAATAATTTCTACCAATTAAATCTAATTGATATTTTTCATTCCACTCTTTGCCATAACCTTTTGTGTCGTTGCCAAGATACTCATTGTTATTGTCGACATATTTTGTTTTATGTGGATTGTTTTCCTTTCCATCTTGCTCAATCAAAATGTCGGGGTTGCAATTTTCCTGTGCTTTTAATTCATCACGAAACAAAGCATATCCATATTCATTATCATTCATTGAATGTGATGAATTATTGTTAATATCGAGGTCGCCATTTAATCTAAAATCAAAATGTTTCTCAATTGCTTTAGTTTCACGAATAGGATTATTGTCATAATCTCGACTTTCCACCTCGCCCATATAATGAAAATGGAAACAACTATCTTTTGCGATAGTATCTACATTCTCAAATTTATTTTGAAGATGATAAGCCATTTTAACATCTTCATCAGTATAATGTCGTCTGACAATTTTTTCTGCAGTTTCCCATGCCTTATCATTTAGGTCAACTTGTTGCCCTTTCAGTTCATCATACTTTTGTTTTTCTTGAGTATCTTCTGCTTCCAAATGCACTCGCATTCTATTAGCAATTTTGTTTCGATACTCATTATTTAGTCTTATTCTGCTCATATTGTCCTTTCTTGGTTAATTGTTTTTATTTGCATTAATTTGAAATTAACACTTGACTTTGGGATTGTCAAGCATTATATAAGATATTATATTATTTATAAAAACTTAATATAAACATTGAAGCTAATCTGGGAGTTGTGCTAGTGTAGTCAACCCCAGATTGCAGAAAGGAAAAAATGAGTACACGAAGTAATATAGTTATTGAGTTGCCTGATAAAAAGGTAAAATCAATATATGTCCATTGTGATGGCTACCCTTATGGGATAGGAAAAATCTTGATGGAAAATTACAACTCTTACGAGAAAGCAGAACAATTGTTCAAATATGGTGATGCATCTTATTTAGGTGATACCATTGATGAATGTTCTTTTTATCATAGAGATTGGAACAGGAAACTTGATAAAGCAAGAACCCATAGAGATGAATGGATGTATATGAGAAATATGGGTGGCGATTGTTTTATTGAGTATATCTATATTTTCAAAAATGATGAATGGCACGTTTGCGAGTTAAAAAGAATAGATACTCCAGACGGCTATGAGGACGGAGTTTGGTATCATACCAAATTTGAGTTATTATCTGAAAATAAAGATTATATTAAATATAAAGATAAACACGAAAAACACGCAGAGGTTAATATGATTAGTGGATTACAAAAAATATTAGAATCTGCAACGAAAGGGACAGACGCAAGTTTCACAGTTCAAAGTATGACTGAGGGATTGCCAAAAAAGAATTAATTTAGTTTAGAATTATTCTAAATTAGTCGGTTGTGTTTGCACATTTCAGGGCTTCAACCAAGTGTGCAACCATAACTAGAATTTGAGCGCAACTTACACGGGAGTCATCCTACCTTTCTTGCGCTCAAGCGAGATCCCAGCGCCTGGCCGTTTTACGATACTGGCGCTGGGGCCCAAGCTTCTATTTTTTTTTGGGTGGGCCCGCCCGGGCTCCTCATGAAGTGGGGGCGCAAGCTTGACAAGTCTCAAGCTGTAGGATATTATAAGATTAGAAAGTGAGGAAACATATGAGTAAACTTAGACACAAAGCAACACTAGAAGTGGAGCAGGAAGCTCCAAAAAAATATGAACGTAAGAACAGGTTTAACGGTGAGTCTATTATGTTGAACCAGACTGAAGCAATGATCCATGACAGGATTTTTAAGTATGAGTTGCAGGCCACGCTCGAAGACCAGGATCTGGGGACCGGGGCCAGCAAGTACTGGGCCAAGATGCGAAAAGATTTGAAATGGTTCATGAAAAATAATGCCGAAGCTTATATGGTGCTGCTTGATTAGTCCCGGAACAGGGCCCGCAAGGGCCCTGAACCAAACCTTCCGGCTGGGGCGCAAGCTCTCAAGCTTGACAGGGCTCAAGCTCTATGGTATAGGAATTTATAGGAGAAATATTTTATGTTAAAGAAAGAAGCAAACAAGATCACCGGCGGGCTGTCGAAGCCAAGCAAAATGCCTGGACCAGCTTATAACCTGCCAGCTGTCGCGTGCATTACCGGGGCCAAACTGGTGAAGGTCCCTGGCAGCGTCTGCGCTGGCTGTTACGCCTTGAAGGGTAGATACAGATTCAATAATGTACAACGAGCCCTTGAGCGAAGGCTGCAAGCTCTCAAGCACCCGCTCTGGGTGGATGCAATGGTGACATTGATCAGGGACCACAAGTGGTTTCGCTGGCACGACAGCGGAGACATCCAGAGCCCTGAGCATCTAAAAAATATTTTTGAAGTGTGCAAGCGCACGCCAGAGACACAGCACTGGATGCCGACACGCGAAGCAAAATTTTTAAGGCTCATGGATCCTGACATAGTTCCGCCAAATTTAATTATTAGAATGAGTTCACATATGATTGATCAGGGACCAGTTACCTTCTGGCCATGGACGTCGACAGTCACCAGCCAGGCTGGCAGGACCTGCGCAGCTCCAGACCAGGACAACGAATGCAAAGACTGCCGGGCATGCTGGGACCGAAGCACAGCAAATGTATGTTACGGGAAGCACTAATGTGGAGACATCCAAAATATTACGCAGAGCTCAGGAAGCAGGCTAGGCTGCAAGCCCGCAAGCTTACAAGCTCTCAAGCAACTTCACTGAGTCCTCAAGCCCACAAGCCAAAGGCTCAAGCTTCAAGCCAAAGTTCACAAGCGCAAGGATCCCCGAGCCAGGGTACAAGCAAACCTTCCCCTTGTTCAGGGTACAAGCAACAAGAATAAATGTATTCTTAGGATGCTTCACGTGGAAGCTTATTTGGTGAGGTGAAAAACGAATTTTGTTAACAGATGTTATCTTCAGTTCTACGGTAAAAAAGTTCCCGCTAGGAGCATAAGCCAATAGATCAGGAGTGCCAGATAAACTCCTATTTTCAAGCCGATTCCATTTAATTTTAGTCTTAATTTTTTTAAGCTCACGCCACAAATCCTTCTCTAATTTAATCAAGTTAACCTCACTAGAGTTTGCCAATTATTTTTGGCATCTTCCAAGTAGCGCCTAGCTTAATTCCTTTTAGATTTAATATGTGTGTGTCTCTATCACCAATCATTCTAGATTCCAAGAGTTGAATTTCATATACGTCTAATTTTTCTCCGTTAGGCATTTCTATCTGTACTCTGGCTTGTTTAGCAGCTTCGGACTTTAAAAACTTATCTAGATACTGTCTTAACTCTTTCGCTTTCATATATTGTGTTTATATAAGATTTTATGTATAAAGCAAGTATGAGTCAAGAAATTGTCAAAAAGAAGGCAGACATACCTGTAGACCTCACCGAGATGCAACGTAGATTTGTAGACTATCTTGTTTACAATGAGGGCAGGACTACACATACTGACGCCGCTATTAAAGCAGGATACTCCCCAAAGTCTGCAACCCAAGAAGCATCCAGATTAATGCGTAATGCAAAGGTGCAGGCATATTACCAAAAGAAATCAAACGAAGTAAACAGAGCATTTACGGTAACA